AGAGTCTTATCAGAAAGTTTCATTGTTGTTCTTAGTTTCATTATTAAATCCGGCAAAGTGATACAGAAGAACACCGTAATGGATAATCTTCAGTGCGTCAAGACGGGACATTCCACCCTTCTTACCAAAACGGGAAGAATACTTGATGAGATTATCACGACAGAAAGGAACACCATCACCAATTGCATCAATTATATCCAGCACCTGAACCTTAGACTTTTCAGATGCATAGTGTGCATTATATGTACTTACAATATAATCATTCACTGCCTTTAGAGTTTCCCCTTCACCAAACTTCCAAAAATGTTCTTGAGTGGTTTTACTTTGAATAGGAGGAACAGTATATGAATTTAGAGAAAGAACATCCGGTGATGTATATGGATTTCCCGTCAGACTAATCCCATCATCCTCCCAAAAGTCTTGGTTTTTATTACGATCATAATCAAAATAGTACTCCGAATGAGGAGTAAATTGAATATGATCTTCTCCCAGTCCACCAGGAAGATTGGATCCAATATAAGTTACACTATCTTTTTTTTCAGGAATTTCAGACATAAAATTTCACAATAAAGAACAAAAGGGGAGGCACATTTACCTCCCCATATTATATCAGTTAGCGGTGTTGGTGTCAACAGGAAGTTGAAAATCAACATCAACCTTATCGTACAGTTCCAAGAAGGCTTGCTTGGTTTCGTCATCAAAGCGATTCACACAAACTTGAATTGCCTTTGCCTTATCACCAAAGATGCTGTAGGCACGAACGATGTGAACGAGACGGCGGGTGGAGATGATTTCCTCAATACCACCATCATAAAAGGTTTTACGAATAATGTCGCCCCAATCAACCAGACGCTTGCAGAACTCACGATCCTCCACACCCAAATCCAGAGCAATACCCTCAAGAATCTTTTGCTCAACTGTAGGAGAAGGATAGGACTGCTCAAAGGTTACAGGAAAACGCTCCAAGAATGCTTCGTTCAGAACATTGGTGCCAATGAACCTACCATCATCAGAACCCTTACCCTTTGTATTAGCCGTGGCAAATACGTTGAATCCTGCAGTAGGTTTCACAAACTTACCAATCTTCTTCAGAAACACACCCTTACCTTCCAGAACAGATTGAAGGCACAGAATCTTATTAGATGCCAAATCAATCTCATCCAGAAGCAGAATGGCACCACGCTCAAGTGCCTCAATCACGGGACCATTGTGCCAAGCAGTCTCACCATTCACCAGACGAAAACCACCAATCAAATCGTCTTCATCAGTCTCAATAGTTATATTGACACGAATCAACTCCCTGCCAAGTTGAGCACACGCCTGCTCAATACTAAACGTCTTACCATTACCCGAAAGACCCGTAATGAACGTAGGATAAAAAATACGGGACTGTATAATTTTCTTAATATCGTTAAAATTGCCAAACTTGACGAAGGTATCATCTTTATCAGGAATAAGATTTTGTTCCACGGCGGGAAGAGCAGCGGGGGCAGTATAACTACGTTCAATCTCTTGCACTTTTTCTTGCGTCACTTCAAGATTCCAACGTCCACGAGAAGTCTTATACTTATCAAGATTTTTAGTAACTGTTTGATAAGAACTACCATTACTGGCACACCAGCCACGCACATCAGCGGCAGTAATCTCTGTGCCGTAAAGTGCTTTGAGAGAAGAGACGATGTAATCGGGAGTCATTTTGGTGCGAGGCATAACGAGTGGTTTGTTTCAACATAGTCATTATAGACGAAAAAAGGGGGTGAAAAACGCCCCCTGTGCCAGTTAATCAAGTGGCACTATTTCAATTCATAGTCAGGATACTTTTCTCTAACCTCATTTCTAAAACGAGCATTAAATGATGGTGGATTTAATTCTCTTTTTTGAGTGATAATTTTATTGTTGTAATCAATGTTCAAAAGTTTATCAATATTATTAGTTTTTTTCATAATCAATCACCATATGTAAATGTTTTGTTTTTAACTTTAGTATCAAATTCTCCTGTTTTACCAGGGTTCATTTTACCAACTTTAACATTCTTACCCTTTCCAGGCCAAGATGTTTTAGAAGTTCCTGTGAATTGCGCTGAACCGCCAGGTTTTTTCTGTACAAGAACGGAGTCTTGATTATACTTTGCTCCAAGTTTTGTAATTGCTTTCTTGAACTTTCTCTTACCCATTTTACCAGAAGAAACAACATGAGATTTCTCTCCTACTTTTTTCTCCTGGGAGGTTCCTGGATTTTCAGTGTATCTTCCAGAGACTTTAGTAGGTCCTGGTAATCCAGCACCTCTAATATCCTTTTCAAGTTGTTTAGATCTTGCTTTATTTTCCTTACCCGATTTGTCTCCTCTTTGAGCAGACATAATTGCCATTCCACCTTTGTCAGATTTTGACTTAATTCTATTCAAGGAGGTTTCCTGAATAGAATTACATTCTACCACAAATTGCTGGAAAGTCTTCATTTTTATAAACTTTTTAGTTATTTATTAGACAACAAGTTCCATAAACTCTCCCAAAACTTTCTTATTCAGTTTCTTAGTCTTCAAAGATTTTGCAAAGGCATTCTTAATTTGCGATTTGGTGGCATCTTCGGCAACCTCAAATTCTGCCTCTTGAGAAAGAGCAGAAGCAGAAAGTCCAAAGTATGCATCATAAGCAGAGGTTGAGATATTGAAACTCCTTTGCTTTCTCCAATCTGTCATAATTTTATCATATTCATTAGTTGCTTGCTTGTAATAAATTCCAATAAAACGAGCCGCATCCCGATTTGCAAGAACACGAATACCAATAAAATTCACTGTTGGAAAATTATCTTTCAAATTCTTCAAAAGAGTATTTGAAAATTCATAGTACTCACCACATCCAAATTTATAGGTGTTTCCGGTTTTACGATCCCGAAGAAAAGTGCAAGACGGATAAATTCCACGCAATCCCATATAAGGTTCAGTGCCACGCTTTACTTCATAATGATAAGGAAGATGATTTGCTTCTCCATCGGTCAAAATTACACACTGAACTTTTTGAAGTTTATTGTCTCTCTGAAACTTTGGAAGAATTTGATGCAGAGCAACCAAGCTTTCATTCAAAGGAGTGCCAGACAGACACAAACGATGAGGATAAGAAAATTTGCAAGAATATGTGTTACTGAAGCAAGTAGCAAGTCTCCAAATATTCAACATCTGATGTTCCAGAGTTTTAGTATTTGTCTTACTTGTAAAAAGATTCATCAGAGAAAAATCTTCAGAAACACAAAACACCCCTTCTTTTATTTCATAATGTTTAGAATAATCGTGGGAAATTCTTCCAGTTTTTGCATCATATTGGGGGCGGCGCCATTCATTTGAAAAAGCATAAACCTCAAATGGAATATTGATTTTCTTGCAGAACCAAATCAGATTAAACAGTTGCTTGCAAGTATCCTGAAGAACTGTTTGCATAGATCCACTCCAATCCAGAATAAAAATCAAACCGTGATTTTTACCATCAGGAATTACACTAACTTTCTTAAACAAGTCTTCATTATACTTATAGGTATGAAGACGAGCAGTATCTAAAACACCGGTTCGAGCAGTAGAGGCACGAGCATAAGAATCTGCTGCCTTACGACATTCAAATTCCTTTACCAGATAGTTGACTTCTTTCTGTGCAGAATTCTTAAATTCTTTAAATAATTTATCTACTTCTTCAAATATATCATAAGATTCAAGATTATGTTCTTTTGAAACTTCATCAAATCCTTTTTGTTGAGAAGTAAAACTTTCATCAATGTATTGATGAACCTCAGAATTCTTTCCGATTATAGTTTCCAAATTGACTTTAGGAATTTCTACATAAGTATTTTCACTTGCATCATAGTTCACAAGATTTTCAATCTTTTCACGAAGAGAATCTGCAGTGCGAACTTTAGGTTCTTCTGATTTATCCACACTTACTTTTTCTCCCTTAGCCGTTCCCCCATAACTGCCAGATTCTTCTGGTTGCACTTGATCAGATTTACCCTCTTCAGATTCTTCCGACTCTTCTTGTGATTCTTGTACTTGATTACCAGAAGATTTATTACCTTCTTCTTGCTCGTGAGAATCAAAATCGGCAACTTTCTGCTGTTGCTGCTGCTCTTTCTTGCAATACTCATAAAGTTTTTCTGCAGCATTAAGAGCATCATCAAATGATTCACACTCACCAATCAGACTAACAATTTTACTTTCTTCTGGGGAAAAATCTAAAGGAAGAAAGTTACCAATCTTAAAGAATAGATTTGCCTTATCTGCAAGATTGAAAGAAGAAATATCCTCATCCTCTAACTGAAAGAAATCTTCATCATTCAGTTCTTTATAACCATTATAGAATGTCTTTGCAAGTCCACCATATTTACGCTTCATCAATTTTTCAATTCGGGCATCTTCAACCACATTGATAAACTGTTGAGGAACGCTAACATTCTCAGTCCAATCTTCATCAGGAGTGAAGAGAGCATGGCCCACCTCGTGCCCCACCAGCAAGTCATATACGGTGTTGCTTGCTTTCTCCCACAGAGGTAGCGTAAGCACCCGTGTATGAACGTTGAAGCAGGCAGTCTCAACCTTTTTATGTTCTACTACCAAGT